CAGGAGATTGCCGACCTTGTCATACCGAGAAAAAACCAGTTCACAAGAAAGCTTGTGCCTGGTGAAAAGAAAGGGATTGAGCTTTACGACAACACCGGAATGGTGTCGCTAGAAACTCTTGTGGCGGCTCTTCATGGGTTACTAACAAACCCAAACACCCAGTGGTTTACAATGCAGACGGGTGATCCGAAGCTTGACGAGATGGACGAGGTGACGATTTACTTGCAAGACCTGGCAAGAAGAATGCACCGGGTACTAAACAACTCTAATTTTCAGCCTGAAGTTTACGAGTATTTTCTAGATCTTTGTTCTACTGGGACAGCGGCCCTTGTGACAGAAGAAGACGAAGAAAGTATTGTGCGTTTTTCTACAGTGCCTATGTCTGAGCTTTACGTCAGTGAAAATGCCAAGGGGATGATTGACGAGAGTCACCGAGTGTTTGAATGGAACGCACGTCAGATTGTGGAGTTCTTTGTAAAACCCGGCGTGGCTCATACAGAAGAGGGTCTTCGCCCAGTGGTGGGGCAGAAGGTTGCAAATAGATTTGTAAGCGGTAAAGAGGACAAGTTTGAAATTATCCACGCTGTTTACAGGGATGATTTTTCAAAGAGGCAAGACATGCCTTACATGTCTCAGTATATTTTAAAATGTGATCGGATGGAACTTCGGGAGGGAAGATTTAGACGCTTTCCTTATATTGTATCTCGTTGGAGTAAAACTTCAGGAGAAGTGTACGGACGAAGTCCTGCTATGACCGCACTTCCTGAGATCAAGACACTTAATGCAATGGCAAAGACTGTGATTAAGGGAGCACAAAAGGTGGTAGATCCTCCTGTGCAGATGCCCGATGACGGCGTCGTTATGCCGTTTCGTGCTACTCCCGGCGGTGTTAACTTCTATAGAGCTGGGACTACGGATAGGATTGAGCCTATTTTTAATGATTCACGAATCGACTTTGGGTATGAAGCCATGCGTGAGCGTCAGCAGCGCGTGCGTGAGGCGTTCTTTGTGGACAAGCTTAACTTGGTTCAAAGTAACCGGATGACCACAGTGGAGGTCAGCCAGCGCGTGCAGGAACAGCTTCGGTTCTTAGGTCCCTTAGTTGGAAGACAGCAGACAGAGTTTCTTCGTCCCCTGATAGATCGGGTTTTAGACCTAATGGTGATGAAGGATAACAACGGAGATCTTTTAGGAGAAATCCCAGAGGTTCTTGACAACGTCCAGCTAGACGTTGTGTATTCAAGCCCCGTGGCGCGTGCTCAGCGAGTGAGTGAGCTTGAAAGTATTGAAGGAGCACTGGCAGCATCTATGCCTGTAGTTCAAGCATTACCAGAGGCTCTTGATAACTTAAACCCCGACGAGTATGTCAGGATGCAATTTAAGCTTCGTGGAGCAGCTCAGAATGTGCTACGTACAAAGGCTGAAATTGAAGACATGAGAGAGGCAAGAGCACAGGCACAGCAAGCGGCTATCCAGCAACAGCAACAAGCTATGCAAGTGGATCAAGCGGCGAAGTTAGCACCAATAGCGCAGGAGTAACATGGCAAAAGCAACAAGATCTAAGCAAAGAACGTTTGCGGATTATCAGCAAGTATTTGGAAGTGAAGTAGGGGAAAAGGTACTGTGGCACATAATGAAAGAGTGTGCGGTACTTACTCCTACAATGAACCTGGTAAAGCCGGACGCACTGGCTATGGCATTCAATGAGGGGAAACGCTCGGTAGCACTGAGCATACTTCGAGCACTCAGCATGGACGTTAAGAAATTAGATAAGCTAATTAAAAAGCAACAAGAGGGGGATCTAGATGAAGCGTTATTGGGATAGACTTATGAATGAAGTAGCACCAGAGGGAACAGGAGCAGGCGGCGGCGCTCCTGCCGCAGCGGCTGCACCCGTGACTACGCCACCGGCGGCAGTAGACTGGGCGGCAATTAGGGAGACTCTGCCAGAGGACATTCGTTCGGATGCGTCTTTGGCTACGATCAACAGTTTAGAATCTTTGGCTAAGTCATACGTGCATTCACAAAAGGCAATGGGGAATCGCGTACCGCTTCCGGATAAGCACGCGACCCCCGAAGATTGGCAGGCGTTTTATAGAAAACTTGGTCAACCTGAGAAGATCGACGACTATAAGGTTAACTATAAAGCACCCGAAGGTCATAAAGCTAATGAGGAATTTATAAACTCGATCAAAGAAGTGGCTCACAAGACGGGAATTTTACCGCACCAATTTGAGACAGTGGTAAATGCGTTTTTAAATAAAGAGGCAACGTTTGTTAAGGATATCACAGACAAACAACAGCTACAAATCAAAGAAAGCATAGACGGTCTTAAAAAAGAGTGGGGCCCTGCATACGATTCCATGGTTAAAAAGGCCAACGTCGCTCTAAAAGAACTTCTTCCTGAATCCGACTGGCAGCAAATGCAGGGGTGGGAAAATAATCCGGCCCTTACAAAGCTATTAGCTAACGCTGCGAAATTCTTTAAAGAAGACGTATTTGTAGGGCATGGAGAAAGCACCGTTGGTGGCGTAACACCTGCGGATGCTTTACGAAGGGCTAACGAGATCATTAGTGATGCAAATCACCCGTATCGCCAGCCAGCACACCCGAACTATAAAGCCGCTCAAAAAGAAGTGGCTGATTTATTTTCTGCGGCCTATCCAGAAGCCTAGTTGACTTTAGATATACGCCCTCTATACGATAAGAGTATACGAGGGTAGATCCGGGTCTAGGGTTCCTCTTTTATAGCTTCCGGTTTTCCGGGTAGGGCTTTCAGACCAAACAAGTAAAAAACATTAACAATTTTAAAAAGGACTTAATAATGAGTCAGGAAATTACCGTTGCACGGGTACAACAGTATCGTGCCGAAGTTATGCACTTGAGCCAACAAAAAGGCTCTCGTTTAGCAGTTGGCGTTCGGAATGAAACACAGGTCGGAAAGACCGCTTTTTATGATCGTCTTGGCGAAGCCACTGCGGTTGAAAAAGTATCTCGTCACTCAGACACCCCACAAATTGATAGCGCACACTCACGTCGTCGCGTTTCTTTGAAGGACTATGTATGGGCTGACCTTTTGGATAAAGAAGATCTTCGTCGTCTTCTTACAAACCCAAGCGGCAAATACGCTGAAGCAGCTGCATGGGCTTTGGGACGCACAAAAGATGACTTGATTATTGCTTCTGCTGATGGTCTTGCTTACGGGGATGAAGATGGTTCAACGCCAGTTTCTCACCCAAACAGCCAAAAGTATGCAGCTAACGACGGATCAGCCTTGTCGGGTTTGAACGTTAAAACACTTCGCGGTGTTAAGGCCGTTCTTGATGGTAACGACGTAGACGAGTCAATCCCACGTCATGCAGCTATCAGTGCTTCAGGCTTAGAGTCACTACTTGGTGAAACTCAAGTAACAAGTTCTGATTTTAACACTGTAAAAGCTCTAGTTCAGGGCGAAATTAACACCTACATGGGTTTTAACTTTCACCGACTACAGCGTTTGCAACTTCAAGTTGACGCATTATCTGGAAGCGGCACCACGGGTGCAGTAGGTTCAGGCTCTTCCCTAATCGGAAAGACCCGCGCTATTTTCTGGGCAATGGACGGACTTCTTTTGGCAACTGCTGAAGACATTGAAGTTAAAATCGAGCCACGTCCCGACAAAAACTATGCAACACAAGTATTTGCTAGCATGGGAATCGGTGCGACTCGCCTAGAAGAAGACAAAGTTGTAATTGCGTTTACTTAACATTTAAGGAGTTTATAAAATGGCTACGTTAACAACAGTAAAAGGTGCAAACAATACGATTGTGACTGCTGAAGTTTCAGATGCAGTTCCAGCAAGCATGAACTATGGCGTTTTGCGAATTATGTATGATTCTTACACAGTGGATACTGCTGACGAATTTGGAACAGACGGGATTATCCAGCTTTTCAAAATTCCAAGAGGCGCTCGTTTAGTTGATTTTGAATTTTCCTGTCCCGCCACTGGTGCGACAGGGATTTTTAATGTTGGCTGGGCAGCAAGTGCTGATCTTCTTCCAGGAACAACTACTCCGGTAGAAGCTGCTGATGCCGATGGCATTATTGCTCTAGGAGATCCAGGGGCAGCTGCTTTAGTCAGACAAAAAATGTCTTCTACAGTTCCAGGATACATGAAGAAGTTTTCAGCAGAGGTTTTAGTAGAGGCTGACTGTACAGAAGCAACTGCTGACGCTGGCACAAAGACTTTAGAGTTTTTAGCTATTATTGCGGTAGACTAAAAAATGTAGCTCTGGCATGGTTTAGTTGCTTTTACTGTGTCAGGGCTTTTGTCTGTGGGGGATTCGTGGCAGCCAGTATTGTTGAGATATGCAATTCAGCGTTACATAAAATTGGCGCTAGACGTATTAGTTCTTTAAGTGACGGCAGTAAAGAGGCTATCATATTAAACGACGTTTACAACCGAGTTCGCAAAGAAGTGTTGAGAGCACACCCATGGAATTTTGCAATTGCCTATGTTTCTCTTGCTCCGACAGTGAATGTTCCTGTTTGGCCCAAGTGGACGAAAGAATTTCTAATGCCTTCGGATGTTTTACGGGTTTTAGAAATAGATCCCGACTACAACGATGCGTGGGAAGTCGGGTACAACGTGGATGGCAACAAAGTTATTTTTGCCACTACTACAACTATGAAAATAAAATACATCATGGACATGACGAACACGACCATGTTTGATGCGACTTTTGATGAAGCCCTGGCGTTTAGAATAGCTGCGGATATAGCTTATTCCCTGGTGCAATCTCAAACAGTTCAAGCAAATATGTTTAATGCTTACAAACAGTTTGTGGCACAAGCCCGATCTTTTGATGCTCAGGAAAAATCACAGCAAACAATTGACTCCGATGATTTTACAACTTTAGTAAGGGGTTAATAGTGCCACGTTTTAATGAGGTTATTAACAATTTCATAAACGGGGAAACTAGTCCAAGAACTTACGGACGTATGGACTCCGAAGTATACAAAAGGTCATGTCGCACTTTAAAAAACATGATTGTATTCCCACAAGGTGGCGCATCTAGAAGAGTGGGAACACGTTTCGTAACAGACGTTGCGTCTATTAGCTCAGCTTCTTTGATAGAGTCTATAAAAGAAGGCGCTCGAATAATTCCATTTACGTTTAATGAAAATGAAAAGTATTTAATTATTTTTAATAAGTTTCAAGGAAGTACGTTTAACGAAAATCATATAAGTTATTATCACATAGATAAAGATGCCTTTAGTTGGGCTTCAATGAATAATCAAATCATTGATTACGGCGGCGTATCTGCCTCTAGAACATCTACAAACTTAATTACACCAAGAACAAACGACGCTTTACAAGACTCGGATGTGTTAGCGCAGATGCAGTACACACAAGCTGGTGGATACATGGTTTTTGTTCACGAAAGTATTCCGCCGTTTGTAGTAGCAAGAACATCTCCCGGTAATCTTCGCATTGACGGATATTTTTTGCAGTTTAAGTCAGCGGCTACAACAAACTTTGGACCAATTCCATTTAATGATTTGAACCTTACAGATATTACAATTACGGCAAGTGCTGTTACAGTAGGAACGGGCAGAACGCTAACAGCAAGTTCACCCTTATTTAACGCTGGGCTAATTGGGACAATGTTTGCTTTTCAAGACGGCGGAGTAGTGGGCGTTGCTATTATAACAGCGTACACTTCTACAACAGTGGTAACAGCTGAAATTACAAGAGCCCTTCCTGCGGCGGCATCGTCTGGCACAAAAAACTGGTATGAGGGAGCGTGGTCAGCACTGAGGGGGTTTCCAAGAACGGTAGCGTTTTGGAATAACTCTCTTTATTTTGGTGGAAGCCCAACATTCCCCGACAGGATTTGGAAGTCTCAGACGTTTGATATTTTTGAAATGGCTAACGAACGTACACAAAATCCAGGTGCAACGCCTACGGCAGCTGATCCGTTTTATGCGGATTTGTCAGTAGGATCTGGTGGTATTTCACGAATAAACACAATGGCAATGGGAAGTCGTGACTTGATGGTTCTAACAAACCAGCGGGAGTACGCAGTAAGTTCGTTTGAACTTGGAAACGTCGGCGCTCTTCCACAGACTGGCTATGGTGCTGAGATAATTCAGCCTGTATACGTAGAAGACACAATTACATACGTACAAAAAGGCTTTAGAAAAATAAGAGAGATTATTTACGAAGAAAGACGGGGCGCTTACGTGTCTCCTGAAATTACGTACTTGGCAGAACACATGCCGTATCTTTCTCTTTCTGAAACAGCTAATCCTATGCAGCCAAAAATAAAACAAATGGCTTACCAGGCTTTAAATAATAATATTCTTTGGGTTATTGATAACAACGGATTTTTATTTGCTTGCACGAGGGACGCTTTTAACACAGTGACTGCTTTTCATAGGCACGACGTTGGCGGAAAAGTAATGTCTATTGCGGCTATCTCTTCTTTTGATAACACTGGTGATGACATATACATGCTTGTAGAGCGAGAGATAGACAGCGGAACAAAAAGATACTTAGAAAGGTTAACAAACGATTACAGAGAGGAATCTTTAAATCTTGCGGTTGCAGAAGACGGACGCATTCCCGTATTTAGTGACACAGCCACAATTCAGAACAGGCTTGGCACTCCGTTTTTTTGGGCACCTTTATCAAGTACGGAAGATGCAGTAATTGCAGACGCGCCTAACGGAGTAGTGACTGGAACTGTAACTTACGTACAGGACAAAGCCCGTTTAACAGCAGGCACGCACATTACTTACGCAGGGGTTGGATCTTTGGATAATCCACAAAGGGGCTGCATTAGGTTTAAGTGTGCTGTTACTAGTTCGGGCGGAACTAATTTATTTTCACTATCAAAAAGTGACTCCGATGATGACAATCTTATTTACCTTTATTTAGTTTCTGGTGTTCTTACGCTGACTATAAAAGATAGCGGTGGCGGGTTTATTATAAATGCACAACCCGTTGGCAGCCTTGTTGGTTTTTATTTAAGTGGAATTATTCAGGTTGAATTAAACTATGATCTTACCGCAGGTGTAACCCGGGTTTTTGTAAACGGTAAACAGCTTCACACAACTATTACTTCAACAGGATCAAGAGACTCAAGTGTTGACAATTTTGTTCTTGGGGCTGCGTTTGATGGAACAGGAGATCTTGAAGGTGTCTTGTACGACTTTGAAATATACAACACGCCTATTCACACAGAAGAACACGAAAATTTTGAACTGGGTTTTTTAGGGACTACTATTTACAAACTCAATCATTTAGAGGGTGAAGAAGTGCAGGTCACAGCCGATGGAAATTACGTTGGCGACTACACTGTTACAAATGGACAGATTGCAAACATAGGTGCTGATTATGCTTTGTCTCAGATCCTGGTAATTGGAAAAGAGTACGAACACATTGCAGAAATTCAGCCGGTAGATTTGGGAAGTAGTATAGGGTCTGCCATGGGTTCTATTAAGCGCATTGATAGAGCCGTTGTTAGGTTTAACAAATCAGCTCAAGCCAAGGTAGGTCCTGACTTAGACACTCTAGAAGAGATTATCTTTAGAAAGTCTACGACCCCCGCTGACGAAGCCATAGAGCTTTTAACTATCGACAAAGACATATCGTTTCTAGGTGGTTATGACAGAGAAGCAAGAGCTGTTATAACGGGTAGTGCTCCTCTTCCATGTAATATTACGTGTTTAAGTCTAAGAGGGGTCACAGCAGATATATGATAAAGCTGGTAGACGCTAAAATAACCGACCCATACCTCATAGAAGATCTTCTTCCTTGTTTTACTGAATCAGACAGAGAAGTAGTGGCAAAAAATATTGCTTTAGGAAACAAACTTTCGTTTTCGCTTATTACAGAAAAAGAAGTTCTTGGATGTATTGGCGGAGTGCAGTGGCTACCTGGGGTTTTTGGGATATGGGCCCTTCTTAGCAAGAAAGTAAAAGACCATGGGTACTCGTACCATAGGACTGTTTTTAAAATGATTCGTAAAGCATTACAAGATCCGGCTGTGAATAGAATCCAGGTGTTGGTTGATAAAGATAATGAAGAAGGCATAAAGCAAAACAAAGCTTTCGGTTTTAAAAATGAAGGCCTTCTTAGAGGGGTTGGTTTTAATGGCGAAGACCAGTTTATTTTGGGTATTGTAAAAGGGGACTTTTAATGGGTACTGAAGCATTGGTGGCAGGCGCAGTCATAGGAGCCGTAGGCCAAATAGAGTCGGCTAATGCAGAAAAGAAAGCACTCAGGGCTAACGCACAATTTTTAAGAGAAGAAGCTGTTCTTGAAGCCATGGCAACAGAACAAGAGTTAAGCATATTTGAACGTGAATCATCTTTATTCATGGGTGACAACGTATCCCTGTTAGCAAAGTCTGGCGTGTCTTTTTCAGGGTCTACTCTTATGCAATTTGCAAGAGATGCACAAAGCTTAGGTTCAGAGAAACATATCATTGCACTTACTGGAAGCAGGCGTGTAGCTTTGTCTAGCATGAAAGCACAGCAGGCGGATAAATCGGCAAAAGAGACATCAAGAGCAGCTGGTTTTCGTGTTCCTGGTGGTCTTTTAAATGCGGCCGCATCTTATTCGAATAATAATAAAAATTTGGGTAAGGAATAGTTATGCCTGTTTTAAGAAGACCCACCGGAGAAAACTCTAGGCTTATAGGAAGAAACAGAATAGACGCAGGCTCTGCTCCGCAAGTGGGCGCCCCAAAAGCTCAAACTTTTGAAGCTTTGGCTAGCCTTGGCACCTCAATACAAAACGTTGGGCAGGCAATAAATAACTATGACCAGGAAAAGTTAAAAGCAGATTTGAATTTAACAAAGACTGACTATGCTACAAAAAGTAAATATGTGGCGCAGGAATCTTTTAACCAGTCGTTAGGTTCAGATAAGCTTTTGCCAGACGGTGAAAACCTTGATGTACTTTACCAAGAGGGTTTTAAACCTTTATTATCAGAGGCCTCCCAAATTGAAGATCCACGACTTAGACAGATGGCCATTTCCAGTATAGAAAAAGAAGCTGTCGCTGGTTATTCTGAAGTTATTAAGAATAAACCGATTCTTAAAAACAAATTTCATTTTCAAAAGACAGAAGAAATACTTAGAGCAAACAGCGATCTAGCTATTAGTAACCCATACAAATTTCCAACGCTAATGAAAGAAATGGACGAGTACATTGCCAACTCTCCAATGAATCCTGAAAACAAAATGAGGGCACAAGAGGCTGCTAGAAAAGAGCTAACTGTTTCTACCATTCAAGGGTTTATCGAACAGCGAAACTTTTCCGGTGGAAGAAAGGCGCTAGACACGCTACTTGCTGGGGAAGTTAATGCAGACGAAAGAAAATCTATTTTATTAGACATTGATAAAGCTCAGACAGCATTTTTTAAAAGACTACGAGACTAGGCAAGACAGAGACCGAGTCTTGATGCGAATTGAAGAAAAGGCATCGAAGATAAACGCCTACAGTGAAATACTGACGGCTAATCTTTTACAAGATCCAATCAAGCAAGACCTTGCACTAAAACGCGCACGAGGTCTTTCTCAACTTGGCGTAATAAAAGAAAACCATGTTCAGGCAATGAACGTAAGAGATGAAGACGTAAACTTTGATATAAGCGAAGAAAGCTACAACGTATTTAAAAGAAGGCTAGATAGCGGCAAACGTTCTGAAGGTTTTATTGATGACGTAATGGACGCCGTATCTTCTAAAAGAATGCAGCCCACAGTGGCAGCGGATCTTTTAGGCGAATATAACAAAAATGTTGTCGAGTCTTTTTCAGTATCTTCCTCGTCAAAGGTTACGTACTCAGAAAAAAGAGGCGTAGCTAATCAACTTTTGATAGATGCGTTTCCTTCTTCTCGAAGTGACAGCTTTACAAGGGGTGCTGTTGAAAAAAGAAAGCAAAAAATTTCCGCAGCAAGACAACTCTCACTACAGTACCGAAGCCAAGGAATGGACCCAGTGGCAGCAATTAAGAAAGCAGTTAAAGAAGTGGACCCCCAAAACCCGGTATTTTCTCCACCACCTCAACTCGCTCCGCAAGAAACTTTAAATAAAGAAGTTAGTGCCTCTGTAAAAAGTGGGGACGCCGCTGCTTTAAATAAAAAGCTAAAAGAAGAAAAAAGAATACGTGCTCTTCAACGTTCACACTCTGTTTTAACAAGCGAAGGTAAATAATGAAACTAGAAGTAAGCAGCACAACAGAAGAAACAACTCCTGTTAAAGAAGTAGCGGCACCTATTCAAGAAAGAAGTGTTGCGGCTGAGGAAGAAGTAGCTCCTGTTGATAACTTTGACGACGTGGCAACTATGCTTGTGCCTACTGTTAAAGATCTAAGCCCTGCATCTTTTCCAGATATGGGTTTTGATAACATGTCTATCGAAGAAGAAAATGAACAGCTAATGCAAGAGCTTGGGTATGAGGATTTGATTCCAAAAAAACCAAGCCAAAAGACAACTAAGGAACTCGAAGCAGAAGCTGCTAATTATGAGCTTGATCCGTCTGACATTGAAGCCATGAAAACAGGCGACATTGGTCCTGTTGTCGTAGGTGCTGCAAAAGGACTGGTAGTTGGAAGTATTGAAGACATGGGAAATCTTGCCGTGTCTTTAGCCAATACGGGGAACCAGTTTTTAAAAGAAAACGGATACAATGGCTGGGACGAGTGGGAAAAATTAAACTTCGGACTTACGCCTGCGGAGAATGCTCCGGCAGCCGAGAAGATTACGTTCTTTTTAGGAAGATACGTTGCCCCCCTGGTGGGGATTTCTAGCGGTGCAAAGCTTGCGGGTAAGGCTCTTTCAAACGTAGGCCTTATAGGAACCTCGGCGTTGACTAGTGCCGCTGCTGTTGATCCTGAAGATGGGAACTTGTCACAGTTTTTAACTTCTATGCCTGAATTACAGGGGACAGTTTTAGAATTCGTAGCTACACAAGAAGACGATTCTGAAGCTATGCAACGCCTAAAGACAGGAGTGGAGGCGGTCCTTATAGACGTGGCCACTCTTGGAACAGGAAAGCTTTTAACACAAGGCTTTGCGTTTTCAAAAAGACACAGACAGTACCGACTGGCAAAGGAAGCTTTAGAGTCCTCTGAAAAACTTGGTAAAAAAGTAGACGCAGCTTTGCCGACTCCAAAAGTAGAAGAGCCTAAAAAAGCTCCGCAGCTTTCAGAAGACCAAGTAAAAATAAATAAAAAGGTGGGCGAGTATTTTGCTCCTC